GCGGAAACCGGACACGACGGCCCGGTAATCTTCCCCTTCATACACATTTCGGGAAATCGGGACCATTACCGGGACTTCCACCGTATCGCCCGGAACTTTCAGCAACACCGTATCAACACGGGTCAGGTAGCGGACTTTGGGAACGAGGACAGTTTCCCGGACCGTGTCGCGCACGACCACCGTGTCCGTCCGGTGAATTTCGACGATCTCCGGCTTCACGCTTCGTCGGCCCAGTAGATAGGAGCCGGCCAATGCCAGCGCCGCGAGTAAAATGAGTACGGCGGTTTTCATTTCAGATGCAGGACTTGTCGTCGGTTATTGCCCGGTGAGTACGACACATGCACCCATCGATAGCCGCTTTCGTCGATCAGTTGGTCGAAGTCGAAGCCGCCTGAAGCGATCATATCGAACAGCCGGCGGTTATTCTCCGGGCTGCCAACTGTAATGTCGGCAGCCTCGCCGCGCATGTGTTGGCTTGTGGGCACTCCGCCGACGGCCTTATTCAACAGCGGACACCGGTAACCGCTGTTGACGGTAATCGGGCCGCCCCATTTCTCTCGGATCGGATCGAGCAGCCCGTGTATCAGGTTCGACAGCTTGACTCGAACGTCCGGTGGCGGTGTGTTATCAATGTTTTTTTGCCTCGCAATGTCTGAAGCTATTAACTCGGAAACAGTAAAGTATCTCATAAATAAGTGATCGATTTAGTAATTACTGGGCGGCTGCCGTTTCTCGCAGCCTCTGACTGTACATTCCTTGAATTTAGCAGCCTGATGCTCCATTTTCAAAGCGTTGTGCTGTTCGGATAACTCGCGGATTCGCTGGCGGTCGGATTCCTTCTCCGCGTAAAGTTGGTCGATCTTGGCATCTTTGGCCTTTAGCTTGTCTTCGGCCTTTTTGTACAGCTCCTGCCACTCATCCGAGATCGAGGAGACGTTGTGTATCTCCTCGCGCTCGGCTTTTGCCCGAGCCTCCCGGCGGCGGGAATTGTAGAACAGGAAAAATCCGAGGATCGGCAACAAGGCGGTGTTGACGATGGTCAGTATCTCGCTGATCTTTTCCATGACGTTCAATTCATCATTTGTCTTTCAATTTTGGTATGAACTGGTTTCCCGCAGTGAGAGTCTGCGTGACTATTCGCTCTGAGTGTACGACAGATGGTCTTTGAGTAGCAGCATGACTTGTTCGACCTTCCCTGCTATTTCTGCTTCCGCAGCTTGCAGAGCTGCGAAAACCGCATCGGTCAGTCCTTCGCTTTTCGCATCCGGCGTAAATATGTAGTTTGCGCCGTTGTCGTCCGAGAGTAGCTTGCCGACTTCGATGCTTGCCTCTCCTTGTTTCACGTAGGCCGATACGTCGATCCGAGTGATTTTACCATTGCTGCCGATGTCGTACCGGCCGGCAAGGTGGTACGTTCCGTTGTCGCCCGAGTAATACACGGACAGATTGTTCAGTTGATGATTGTTCATGACATTTCGATTTGATTATTTGACGAATTTCTGATACGCGATTGTTCCTGCAACGCCCAGCAGTATGGGAAGCGTCAGCTTGGGTAGGAAAATCAGCCCGATAACGCCCAGCAAGGTGAGCGATACGTTAATGATGGATTTGGTTTTCGTTTTCATATGTATGAGTTTAAAGTGATGGCATATAATTGAGCGCCCAGTAGCTTCCGTCGAAGCGTATCCACATGAGAGACCCGTAGGCATCGTTCCATAATTCGGAGACCGTTGATCCTGCCCGATGTATCTGTTTGCCTCCCCCCTTGAGCGTGTATCCTGCCGAATATTGCCGTATTAAAACGATCTGTCCTGTTTTCGGATTCTTTGGAAGCGTAATGTTGATCGCATTTTTATTCATCGCATCTACACAGGTAACCGAGTTGGCAATCTGGTAGTTTGAGCCGGATGTCATGTAACTCGGTATTTTTTCGGATGGGATAGCCAATCCTTTCAGATAGCGGCCTATTAAAATATCGCGTACCGCTTCGATATCCGTATCGGACTGGATATTTCCTGTAGCGTTGATTTCACCTGTGGCGGAAAATTTACCCACGACCGATGCGTTGCCTTTGATAGTTGTCTGTCCGTCTATATATGTTTCTCCATCGACGTTTACGCCGGTTGAAGTGACTTCCAATCCTCCGTCCTCGTTCTGAATCTTAGCGCGGAAAATCTCGGAACCCGAGGCCGACGGTTTTTCTCGTCCTAAAAGAAAGTATTGTGTCGAATTGAGCATCCCGAATATCGTAGAGGGCCTGACCTCCATCCTTTTTACCTGCTCCTGCAAGGTCCCGCTCATATTTGAGATCGTTATCACGCCGCCGCATACGGCAGTGCAGGCAATTTTATAGTTACCGATGGATGATATGACAACTGATTTAGTGAAATTTTCATCATAATGGGAGTTAGAAGCCATAGAAAATAGCTCGATGCCCAAATCGGTCCATTGGGAGCCTATTTGTTTGGTCAGGTAAATTCTCACCGAATTTAGGCCGTTCATCATGATAACCCGGCCTGATACGGATAGAATCCGCACAGTCGCATCTGGCGCGCTGAAAGTTCCCATGTCGAACTGCCCGCCAGGTTGAGATACAGATGGAGCGGTAAGGGCGACAATGGACGTTTTCCCGGTGCCCAAAGCGTCGGACAGACTGCCGAACTCCTGATTGCTTATTACAGTCTGCAAGTCCTCGTCTTCAGCCTTTACGGCCAATCCCGTCTCGGTTACTTCGACCGGTCCGATTGTCGCTCCCGCCTGTACGTCGAGATTCTCCATGCTCACGCGGTTACCGTCGGCATCGGCCCGCATGATTTCACGACCTGCCGTCGATGTGATGCGAAAGCGGTCGGCCACTACGTCGATTTTCTTCTCAGAGAGATAAATGCCCGTAGCCTTTGCCTCCTCGCGGATCTCGTTCGGAGCATCCTCTATGGCCGGCGTCCAAGGCATGACCTTGTTACCTTTGGACCACATAGGATTTTTAACATAGCCGGTCATTGCACCGTCACTGCCCCCGAAAAGGATTCGGTAGGTCTGGTCTGTCAGCAAAGTATCGGGTATAGTCACGACGACCGATCCCGAGCCTGTTTGTGTAACCACCTTCAGGTTGACGGCTCCCGTAAAGCTATTTATCCAAAGTAGGATAACGGGATGGCTTGTTTCCGTAAATTGTATGTCATCCCAAGAAAGCACATATTGTTGTCCGATTACGGGTTGTTCGGCCAAGTCGAGAAATAGTCCCGCCCAAGATGACGCACCGAAATCGAGTTGTCCCTCGGTTTTCAGGGCCAGATTTCGCGTCGCAGGGATCGAGTCGTTTATCGTCCTATCTGTGTAAGACTGCGCCGCAGCCGCAATCTGATCGAGCATAACTTGCCGCTTGGGATAGTATGCCGCAATGTAATTGTAGTCGGACTCGACCGGAATGCTTTCGGGAGTCGAGGCTGTGTACTTCGTCAGCGCTTGTATAGCCAGCGTGTACGCGCTATTATAAGCTGTCCAGTAGGTCGAACTTTTAAGCCCATAGCGGTCGGCTTGTGAGCCGATCTCGCCATACTCGGATTCAATGTCGGCCTTCTGCTGCACGAGGCCCGGCTTCTCAGGGGGCGAGATCAATTCGTCGGACGACCAATCCTCGAGCTTTTGAGCGCTGGCCGCAGCGTCCTCTTTAGCCTGATCGGCGGCGGCCTGAGCCGCAGCTATGGCCTTTTTAGTGTCGTTCAGCGACGGACGCCAATCGTCCGTCGCTTTGTTGCCTTTAACCAAATAATAGCCATAAACGACTCCGCAAGGGGTATTCGTTTGATAGTTCGACGTGTAGAATTCGAGTCGAAAACTATCACCGGGCACTGTTTCGCTTGCTTCGAATATACATTCGAGACGTTGAAAAGTATCTGCCGAAATTACAATTCCAGCGAGTGACTTTCCGCTGAATACTCCTGTTGATCCGCCCGCGCCGAGTTTCACGCCGTCGAGCGTCGCGGATATGATTGTCACGGCGTTTCTTCCCACAGAAAATTGCGCTTTGGTCTCAGTGGTTTCCATCGACGCGTCGCGCTTGACCCAGCATGAGAACCGGTATTGCTGTCCTCCAATGAATCCTTCGGCGATGGACTGCCATAGGCGGCCCCATTGCCCTCTTATCTTTACAGCTACGAACTCACCTACCTCTCCCCATACAGATGCCGAGACCGTCTTATTCCAAAGCTCGGTATTGCTCGGATTAGGACGCTGAGTATCGTCCATCAGGTTGTCGCTTCCGACCTGAATCGAATCGATTATTTGCTCCTGAGTCTGGGCTTTCTGATCGTTCAATGACGGAGACCACGTTGCAGGAGCCTTGTTCCCCTCGACAAGCATTATGTCAGATATGTCGTAATCACCGATAGGAATAGAGGCAGACTGCTCTTTATTCATAATGCCGACCCAAACACTGCTTGCCTCACTTTTTGTAGTAAAAGTGTATACACTCACCTCTCCCGGAGCTGCAATATTCCCACCGTAATCACCCAACCGACCGCCGTCGGATTTCTTTTCTCCAATGAAAACCCGAATAGGCGTATTACCGGTGTTAAGAAGACGGGCAGTATATTGACGGCCCGGAATCACGTCACAACGCCAAAAGTCTAAGAGCCCAATACTGGCTGTCCCCACTCTATTTTTTGTGTCATCCAAAAGATTCACGGTTCCGATCTCAACAGAATCGATCTTTTGCTGGGTGTAATCGTCTATGTTCTCTTCCCCTACGACGAGGCTCAAGCCGTTAGGAGCAACCAGTTTTCCGTCTTTGGTCAGCTTCAGCCCGCTTGTTTTGTGCCGAATCTCCCCGTCGGTCAGCTCCCATCCGTTATTTCCGATACGGATTCCGTTCGTGCTCAGTATGTCGATCCATGCGTCGTCGGCCAACAGAACCCTCGTCGCCACCGGTTCCATTTCGTTGAACGGCGTCCAGTATGCCGTGTCTGTGGGCAGCGTGCCGGCAGGAACCGTAGCTACACCTTCTTTGACTACATAGCGGTAGTTGTGTTCCCCGTACAATACCCAATCCCTGAACTCGCCTCCGTTTATATAGGTTTCCGAGGCCGACCATACGCCCCGGCTACGAAGTGCCGGCCCCGCAGGGCCCGGTGATCCAGAGCCCGATGCTACTTCCTCTACCCAGTCTATGGAGGACGCAGAAGGTTCTTCTGACGTAGATTCTGCGGTGCATAACCACAGCGAGCCTTTATGGGTTACTTCATCGTAATAGTAATATGTTCCGGCTTCCCATTCGCCCTTGTTCACGGCGACGGGCTTGGTGGTCGTGCCATCGGCCGACTTCTGGAAAATTCGGCCGGTCATCAGAATGTTCTCCAGAAAGGCATTGTAGCCCGACGTATCGCCGAAAGACGGATGTACGAATCCCGACGTGTCGCCCAGAATCATTCGGACCATCGACGGAGCGATTTCCCAATCGTTCACGTCGGCCATGAACTGAATGCGGCCCTGCTTGGATGAAATCAGGATGCTTCGCTGACGGGCCGCATTCGTGAAGTTGCCCGTCTTGGCTATGTTCATGAATTTTTGCGGTACGAGATCGGGCGTCCGAGGCGTGACGGTCATCGTTCCGTCTTCTGCTACGCTGTCTACCCGCATTTGGATCGTCGAGAAACCGGTGGAAACATGGTATATGCCTCTCAGAATATCGTCCGCAGCAAAGGGGTTGGTTTGTCCTTCCTCCAGCTTGAGCGTGATAGTATAGCGGCCCGAGTCAGCTGCCTGTACATCGGATATGACACCACCGGCCGTTACCCATAGCTCATCGCCTATTACCTGCACTTGATTATACCGGAGCTCGGGGACTTCGAGGAAGGACCGAATCGATAGCGAATGCAGCTCGCCGTTGCCCTGCGTGTCGATCATCCACCCGTATCCGAGCAGTCCCGACAGAAACTTAGCCGACGATATTTTCCCCGAAAGCGTTTGATCTTTCGCTATGATCTTGTCCAGTACAGTCAATACGGTCGCTTCGATATTTGTGCTGGTCAGTTCGGTGACATTGCCTTCTTCGGCTTCTATTTGCTTCGAAACAACGGTTTTTCGGGCCTTCACCTGATCGACCTCCGTATGCGATACTCCGTCATCGTCGATCCATGTGCTGTGACCCTTACCTTCATTGCCCGATACGAATTTCTCGCTCGAGAGGGTGTTTGCCAATATGCCTTTTGCGAAGGTGATTATCCCTTCGGCCGTATCGTTCTTTTTTCTGCTCAAGAACTTCTCGTCGGCGGCCGCTGCCGAGTACGCATTGTAGTCTGTTGGCTGCGTCTGGTCATATTTTGCGCGAATCAGGTAGATTCTGACGCCATTGGTCACTCCGATCCGTTCCGCATAGGCTGCCTCTTGAATATCCTTCTCAATCTCGCCCAAGCGGGAATAGGCGGTATTGTCGCCAACCGTGTAGGTTGCCTGATACTCGTTGTCGAGCGACTTTTCGTAGCCTTGAATACGGGAGCTACGGCCGCTGCTCCCGAATTGAGCTTCGTTTACGAGGCGCACCTTCTGTCCGAGTTCGTAGCTCTTATCGTTCAGTTGACAGTATACGGGATTGGTAGGGCAATCGTATACGCTCGTGTCCTTGCTGTTTTTCTGGGCCCACGTCGTTCCTGCTTCCAACAATTCCTGCTCGGCCTCCCCGATTCTCGCTCCGGGTAACTTAATACCGGTCAATACGAAGGTATTGCCGGGCTCGATGTCCAGATTGTCGTTGGGAATGATGATCTCCTGCTCACCGGTCGTCTCCACGTCTGCCACGATCTCGAACTTGCGGTCGAAAGGATTTGTTTCCGGATTCCATGTGTCGGGATCGTCGAACGCAGCGCCGAGTTGTATGTCGAACGTCCGGCCCGAAAGAGCACCGCTCGTAATGACGGCTTGCAGGGTCTCGCCCGGGATTAGATCGGTCGGAAGGAAAGGCGTGTCTTTCGCGTAGATTACCCGAGCTTCATATTCGGTTCCGCTATCAGTCTGTCGCTTTACTTTCTCGACTGAGGTGACAGTATCCGTATTTTTAGGGTAAATGTCCTCGAATACGACGAACTTTTCGACCACGTCGTTCCATACCATATCGGGCCGTGCATCGATATACTCCTGCCCACCCGGCAGCCTGAGCCGAATTTCCGAGACATGATTGGTCGTTCCGCCCTGATCGGCCTGACCGTAGTCCTCCGTCAGGTTGCGCGTCGATCCGAACACGTAGAAGCGCGTGCCGTAGTTGCTGTCGTCACCTCTCCGCGATGGGATAGACGTGATAACGTCTCCCTCTACGAAATCTTCTTCTGTCCCTATTTTCAGCTTCCCGAAGCACAGGTAGATATAACCTTCGCTTTGTTCTGTCCACCACTCGACATCGAAAGTCTCGGCGATCGTGTTGACGGCGTTCCAGCATGTGTCGCCGTTGAATGAAACGAGCTTCGTACCTTCTTTCAGTTCATCGGAAAGATCGCGCATCTTCCAGTTTTTGGCAGGCACAAAGGCATTCATGTTTTCCACGATCAGATTTCCGAAGGACTGCAAATCGGTCGTGTCATGGAAAACCGCCTCCCGAGGCTTTTGCGATAGCCAAAATACAATGGCGCGCGTCATGTGGCGCTCCTGATCGTCGAACTGGAGTGTGTAGTCCCAGCCGCCGGTAGTGGCATTTCGAGTAGGGCGATTCTTGTCGGCATCGATGATCTCGAACTTGAGACCGTTATAGATGATATAGGACCCCGGAGCAAAGTCTATATAGGTGTCATGGGAAAAGGGCAGGGAGACGTAGTTGTCGCCCATCAATACTCGTTTGCGGACGGCAGACGAGGTGACTGGCGCATCGATCAGCTCGACTCCGTTTCTATTGTAGATAATCATTCCTCTTAGGCGTAAATGGTATGACTATCTCAAAGGTTGAAATGCTCTGCACATTGTGCAAATGGCTTTGTAAGTTGTTGATTTGTATGTTTTTAATTAGATAATAAAAAGAGGGTAGATAAATTAATTTTGAAAGATAGCGGGGGAAACAGTTTGGGATATGACGAATGTTCACTTTTTTTGTGAATTATATTAGAAAAGCATTATATTTGCATAGTAAACAATAAGGCAACGATGTTTATAGAATTCGACAAGGAGTATTTACGGGAAGTTGTTCGAACTGGGGCGAACAAGCGATAAAAAGCACCGATTTCAGCCGGAAGTAGTGAGAGCATACAAACGTTGTGTAGATAAACTTGTGGCGGCTTCGAGTATTGAATCATTGTACCAACATCATTCTTTGAACTATGAAGTATTAGTGGGTGACAAGGCTGGTATTTCATCGGTTAGGATTAATTCTAAATACAGGCTTGAATTTCGAGTGCGCCATGTTGCCGAACAAGAGATAATAACAGTTTGTTTGATATTGGATATTAGTAATCATTATAAATAAGATTGGCTATGGCAACGGTTAATAAGAGGGTATATGGCATGAATGATTTGATTCCATATTTACCCACTCATCCGGGCGAAGCGCTGAAAGAGGAACTGGAAGCTCGCAATATTTCGCAACGTAAATTTGCGGAAATGATCGGTATGCCTTATACTGCGTTGAATGAGATTGCAAACGGGAAGCGTTCCGTAACGGCAGAAACAGCCTTAAAGATTGAAGCTGCGCTCGATATTGAGGCTATCTTTTGGTTAAACATGCAAACTCGTTACAACATGCAGACCGCCCGCCGTGATTCCGGCCTTTCGGCAGTGCTACAACAGATACGAAAAACAGCCGCGATGCTGTGATTGCCAATACCATAAAGGCCCGCATCAGCGGGCCTTTATTGGTAATTTCCTATCGTTTATCGAGTGCTAAGCCTCTTTCTGCCTCTTAATTTATTGTTTGATGAAGACCCCTATTTCTTTCCCCGAAGAAGTATTTGTCACTACCATAGCTGAACCGGATATAATACCTTCCATAACAGCCAGTTCTTCCTCCAGAGGGTTTAATGTTACTTTGGGTTCATCGTATGTATATGTATAAATAGTTGTCTGAAAATTAGTGGATGAACTTGCATACTTTATAACAAGACGACACTCACTGTCATTAAATGATAATGAAGTTAGAATGCCATCCTCCGTATGTTCCCATGTGGTTCCCGATAGAGGATTTGATACTTTGTTATCATCGTCCGAACACCCTGTGAATACCATCGCAGCCACAACTGCGAACATTAGTAAAAATCTTCTCATAGTTTTTAAAATTGAAGTTTGTTTGGGCAAATATAAAGAAAATTTTACCCCCCCCCGTGGTAAATATTTATTATGTAATTATATTTTGTATTGCTTTTAACTATAATAAAATACTTGAGTCATTTGCTTCTCTGTTTCTCGGGTTCGGCTCGTTAAATTTCACCGATACAGAGCAGGAAGTACGAGCTATATTTTGCGCATACGATTGGGAACGGAGATAGGTAAGCCGATAGGTTTTCCCAGTAACCGGCAGATGAATCTCTACTTTTCCTGAGTACAATATTTGCTCGAATGTCGCCTTGTTAGCGGTAAATTCTTCCTCAGTATCGCCGTGAATGTTGAACGTGAGGGTAACGTCCCGCTCGTCGATCTTGGGTGAGTTGTACAGTACCCTTTTCCCGTCCTCAAGGCGGCTGGAATTTTCAACGAATTCTTTTAAAGGGAGGGGGGAACATATAGCATCTAAGAAACCATCCCCCATACGGACGCCGAAAGTCGATGCGTCCTGCTTGTTGATAAGCATTTCGGTCATGATCAAATTCTACTTGTATTGTTGTTAATCTTTGTTAAAGAGATATTTACGGCTTTTAATTCCTTTACCGTATTTTCGGTATTTTCATTTATTCCTCGGAGTTCTAAGAGGGATTCCACCTGAATCTGCCGTAATTCGGATGCGATATCGCGGATACCTGTATTGATATCAATAATCTGCTGTCCTTTCATCTGCAAGTCCGAAAATCGACCGTTAAGTTCATCCCCTGTATCTTGAGACATCGCTTGGAATCCCCGGGAAGTAGCGGATTGTTTTTCCGTATCATTCCCGAGCAGATCAAATCCATACTCTTTAGCTTTTTCATTATATGTTTTCCACCAATTCTCAGCTTTCCCCACAACATCATCCATTCCCCCGAAAAAAGTTCCTAACAATTCAGGTATTTTTGTGGCCAATACGTTCGGATCATCTCCGTAATCATTATATAGCTGGGTCAAATCCGCTTCGAGTTGGTCAAAATATTTCTGAAAAAACAGTGTTTGCATCATCTGTTTCCCCACTTTTTCCAACACGTTATTAAAGCTCTGACCCCACGCTTCCATCGCATCCGTCCCGTTTTTAAACGCATCCACGATAGAATCGCCCAAACTATCCCCGATTTCCCCGAAGGTAGAGTTCAGATATTCTTTGAATTGATCTTCGGCTTCCTGCCATTGGTCATACAAATCTACAACTTCCTGAAGTTGCCTTTTTGCTTCATCGTTTAGCTGATTATTGGTTTCCAAAAGAGCGCGGGCCGCTTCGACATTGAAGCCTCCCAGTTCTTCCGGACCCTCGAACAGTTCCGGGTATAGGTCTTTGAGATATTCGCCTTTTGCCGAACGGAACCAAGTTCCATGACGGGTTTGTATCCAAATATTCTGCAAGTCGGTATTAATTCCCCTGATTTCCTGCTTTATTTGCTGGATTTTCCCCAATGGCCCCTGCCGACTGGCCTGTATGCCTTCATCTTTATTGACCTGATCGATAAAATTTTTGTAAAGGTCGCTCATCTCTTTCAGAGAGGCGATGGCTTTAGCAAAAACATCATCGCTAAAGGCATTGGATGCTCCCTCTGCTTCCAAGCGAATATCCGATAACAGAAGCCTGTATTCGTGAGCAAAGGCGATTTGATCGTCGTGCATCTGTTTAAGAGCGGCCCGGTATTTGGCCTGACTGGAGAAGATCGCAGAGAGTCCGGTTGTAATAGTCGATATTACTCCCCCGATAGCATCGCCGGATATAAATCTATCCGCTATATTGGAAACTTCGGAAAGCGCCTTGCCGAAACTGGCGAGATCGGCATCCCCCGCAGCCTCGCCGATTCGCTGCAATGAATCGCCTACTTCGCCCAAATAAGACGTTGCCGCCTGTGCTGCGGACTTTAAATTGCCTTTTAATAATGCCTGTTGCCGCTGTAATCCCTCCAGCTTTTTTTGGGCATCTTCGATGGCTTGTTTATCGCCGCTGGCTTGTGCTTTCGCGAGTTCCCGTTCCGCTTTTGCTACTTCGGCCGTGTTTTTCTTCAACAACTGAGACGAGCGAATCATGGCGCCGAATGGATTTTGTTTGTCCAATAGCTCCAGTTTCCCGCCTAATGCGTCGTATGCTGCCGATAAGTCAGCAGCATTGGTTTTGAGGTTCTGCAACTGTTCCACAGACATACCGAACCGGGGGGATATATCCTCGAACTTCGTATTATTTACATAGTCCAAGACCTGTTGTGCATGAACGATGATCTCCTGTAGCTGTTTATTCGTATAGCTGGAGTAATTATCGAACAAACGGCCCCACAAACTTTGCCCGGCTTGTGCCAGGTAATCCATTTCGGCTAATTCTTTGGCGCGGCGGCGGGCCAGTTCATTCAAAGATCGGTCTATCGTATCTGCATTTTCTGCGGTACGGTTAGCTAATAATGTTTTTTCTTCTTCATCAAACAGACGCTCCAATTCAATCCGTTTGTCCGTGTAGCTTTGATACTTTTGAAGCAGATCGGAAACGGCTGCTTGTTTCTCGGCCCTTCCTATTTCGCCCACGAGGGCATTATACTCGCTTTCTCCAATAGAGCCACCCTTAAGCAGCGATTCCGCCAGTCTGCGGTATTCGTCGAACGTCTTTTGAACCCCTTGCCGCTTGCGGTCTTCTTCCGACAAAAAAACATCGGCCACGCTGCGCCAAAGCTCTTCTTCCTGCTGGGCATATTTTGCGACAATGGCGGCCCGTTCTGATTCCGCGGCTTTTTCCTCGTTCGCTTTCGTCTCATCCAGCTTAGCCAATTTGTCGGGATTAGGCTCTTGTCCTTTGGCGGCATAAGCGGCGATGGTCTTTTGGCGAGCCTCTTCGATCTTGTGGAGTTTTTCCCGGGTCGCGTTATCCAATTGCGCGAGCTCCTTTTCTTGCCCTTCGGCCATAATCCCAAGAAGCGATTTCTGAAGTTCTGACTCATTCGCCCGTAAGGCTTCTGCAAGGGCTTCCCGAGCGGAAAGGATTTTGTCTTGAGTAGTTTGGCCCGTTGCATTGTCGTCGGATGGTGTAAGACCGGCCTCAATTAATGCCTGAGTCGATTGATTCAGGGATTTAGTCAGGGCCTTATCTATCTCTTGTATTTGCTTGGCATAACCTTCTTTGATTAATCGCTCCTTTTCGGCTGCATGTTCGTATTTTTGGGTCTCCTCATTTAAGAATTGCTCGGTCAGACGTTCTACATCTAATTCTTCCATTGACGACATCATGCCGCCAGACCTACTGGCCGCTACCCGGATAGCTCGTTTCCTCGCGTCTTCTTGTACCCCGGGCACATACCTGCGTCCTTTTGCTTGAGCTTCGTATGCCTCTTGTCTTTGCTCGGCCTCCAGTTGTTTGGCGTAGAGCTCGGTTAATGTGTTTTGATAGGCTGTCGCTTGAGCTCGGGCCTTTAATGAGGCAACGACCGCATCCGTATTCCCGATCAATACTTTTTCAGCATCTGCAACGCTATTGACCGACACTCCCAGTTGAGAAAATCCGGATTTATTGTCATTCACGAATTTTAGCTTGGCATTCATATCATTGCCAAGTTTGGACCATTCGGATCGCAAACGGGATATGTTCCCCATTTGGGACCCGAACTCCCTATTGGCACTGTCAAGTGCGTTTCTATTGGCTTCGATTCGAGTGTTGAGCACTTCGATGGAAGCTGCATTCGCATCGATGGCATCCTTACCCTTGAATAATCCGGCTACCCAAGCGGCGATCTTATCCCCATAAAGGGTGAGCAGGGTGATTCCGCCTACCAATGCCGTTTGCCATGAGAAGATGGATTTTACGATCTGTTTCCATACAGGGGTAGCCGCTTTCCCTTCAGCAACAGCGGCTTTATATTTCGCTATCGCTCGCCGGATGTCGTCAGCCAAAATAGGCAGGTTATTGGATATAGCTACAAAAAAAGTATTCAGGCCATAAGAAATAGAGGGGAGTTCCCGTGCTACTTGTTGGATTGAAAACCCGAGTCCGTCCCAATGCGAGGCATAATTGCCTACATTGCGCTGATGATTGCCGATCGATGCATCCAATTCTTTTATTTTCGTATCGACCAGTTGGATGCGCTTCAAAAGTTCTTGGCCGAATTGAGAATTGCGCTCTTCCTCGTTCAGGGTCCTGTAAAACATGCGCATTGTTCCCAAAGACTGCGACATCTCATTCATCGAGCCACGAACGGCCTGCTCGGATTTTATTTCGTTCGCGAGTATTTGCTTGAGCTGTGAAACCGATTGCTTGTGTTCTTCGAGAGAGCTTGTCAGTTGGATTCTCCGCTGTCTTTGGGCTTCCGTAAGATTTATGCCGTCGGATTCGAGCTTTTGCAAGCCTTTTAGCTCTTTCTTAATCAGACGAATCGCATTCTCTTCTCTGAGCATTGAGGCAATGGTTTCCTCCCGGCTGCCCAATAGGGTTCTTATTTTACTGAGAAGCTCATCGTAAGCCTGCGTTTCCTCTTTGATCGACGGGGCATTATTCGCTCCGGAACTTGGCGAGGTGCTTTTATTCGCGGTATCGGCTACCTTTTGACGCAATTCTTCATAGGCCCGCAGCAGCGAGGCGATGGATTCTTTCTCCCGAGTCGCAGCCTGTTCCTGCTCGCGTTGTCTGTCCAACTGAGCCTGCTTGATCCGATTGATTTCCGCTACCAGGTTGTTTATTTCCTCTTTCGACGCCTTCAGGTCTTTGAGCAAGGGGTCTATTTTAGGGTCTGCGGCATTGATCGAGCGCATCTCTTTTTTGAGCGAGGCGATATGCTGCTCCAACTCCTTGATACGAATAAGAAGGTCGTCGATAGGCTTTAAATTAGCCGTCGTTTCAAATTTAAGTTTAGCCATCTTAATTAGAGTTTTTCTTGCTTCGGCGAGCGGCCATTTCCTTCCCGCTTATTCTTTTTACTTTGTCGCCGTATACTATATGGAGCTTATCTTTCTGCATGATTAGAAGGTTTCGGTAGGGGATAATCTCGAATACTTCCGTATAGGACAAGCGAAGGTTTTCCATAAACGAAGCGATCTGTCCCATCATCGTTTCGTTTCCGATTACCTCATCTTTGCTGCCACTTCGGCGACGCTCCTCGCCAAAGCGGCACACTCGAAAGGGTCGGTTCCGACCAGACAGATCGCCTCCTTTAAAGCTATTTTCATCTCGACGAAAGAACCTTCCGATAATTCCTCTGCCAGACTCTCGTTCCCGCACAAAAGACAGGAAAGACCTTTTAGTATGTGTTCTGTTGCGTCCGGCATTTCCCCGAGAGCGTCCAATATGCTTTCTCCCTGAATGTCTATTGCCGCGAAGTGCCGAATCGCTTGGCACAATCTTTTGATAGTCGGCGGATAAAGGGTGTACGCTTTCGAGCCCATTGTGATGGTCACATAACTTGCTCCGATAAGAGATTCGGAAACTATTTTTGCTGCTTCGTTTTTCATGGTCGTTAATGAAATAAAAGGGTAAGGGAATCCCTGACTCCTTTACCCTTTTTCTGGTTCATAATGAATGATTACTTGCTGCTCAGATTGCTGAGTGATGACGCTACAACAACCACCGAAGAATCGAACCAATATTCCGAGGATACGTCAGAATTATCCGGTTCCAACGCCGTTGCCGATACGGCCAAGCCGATTGCTCCATCTGTGTTGGCCTCACGGGTGATAGAGGTCGCTTTAGGGAATACGACGTACTGATTGTCTTCGGTCAGGGCGATCATGCACTTGTAGATGTCTACGACACCTCTTTCGCGCTTCCATCCTTTGTTGGTATCGATGAGCGTACCGCCCATCAGGTCCTTTTTCGTAGCATAGTCATATTGTCCGATCGTGAACGACATGACTAAATCGCCCATCTCTTTTGTCTGACGATAGTTGCTGCCTGTAATCTGATTTTTGTACGATGTTACGGACGGCTCAGCTTCTTCGATTGACCATGTGTCCTGATGAACGTTTTTGACCTCCTTTGCTGTTCTGAGGATGGTCGCAAGAATGGCGCCGGTCAGATCGGCGGTAACAGCCGTAGTCTCAGCATACCAAAGCTGCTTAATGTCGACAGCAGAAAATGTTGTTGCCATAGTTTTAATAGTTTACGTTTAACATTTCAAATAATAATCTTACGTTTACAAAGTGACACTTAAGGGCTTCATCCTTTTCTTGGCTCGTCCCGTCCTCCATGTATCGGCAGACGGAACCGTCAAAGCGAAAGGTTTTCTTCATGCGTTTGAACATTCGCTCGATCTCGGTCAAGCGCCTTGTATTGGCCATACCGTACAGATCGGGCACGCAGATGTTCAAATGAGCATATGAGCTTTCCCAATAAGTTCCGGGCGACAATTCTCCGCAGCGAATAATTATTCTTTCGTCAGTTATCTCGCCGTCGGGGAATGTGTCTTGCAGATATGTCTTGAACCCGTATTTCTTCAGGTCTTCTGACAAAATGCTTTTTATGTCTCCCGTCGTTATCATGCTGCAATCATTTGCCTTACCTGTATTTCTGCACTATCCAGCACATCGAATCCTTTTGCGTTGACAAAGCTCGCATAGTCCATTCCTGCAACTACGACCAATGTGATTCCTTCCGGGTATTCGGCGGCTATGGCCCGCGCGAAGTCCATTCCCGTCTGGCTACCTTCCGAACCGTCACCTGAGCGGCCCTTTGCCCAGAAAACAACTGACTTTCCTCGTTTGGTCGTAAAGTCCACCTTCTGCATGTTTTCTCCGCGTCCGGTCACCTGCTTGAATCCGCCTTCACGGACCACCCGACCATTATAGGAGACTATGTAGCCGATGGAACTTCTCAGATTACCCGTGATGTTTTGGTATCGGCCTCGACTTACGGCTGTCGCCGTAGCTTCCTCTCCGAATTCTACCATCCGAGATATTATCTCGTTGATAAATTCATTGATGATACCGTCGATATCCGAAAAGTCATAGGTCACATCCATACTTCCGAGTAACCCAAGTAGTTGCATGAGGAAGGTTGATATACCTGTCCTTCGCCTCTGATTGACCCGTCGTCATTGAGGCATCGTGCGTAAACACCGGCTTCGATTCTTTCGCCTTCGTATACCACATGGTAGTTAGGGCGATAGACGTGGCCATTCTCCGAAATGAATTCTTTAGTAGTCTTGTCATCGCACCTGCACCTCGCTATAGTCTTCCATTCCGGCGTGCCAGATACGGAAGGATTGCCCGATTCGTCATACTGTATAACCGGGTCTATTCTGATTTGCAGGATGTGCGGTGAGTAATACATTACCAAAGGTCAGACATATCGGTTATCGTGCTTATCCCCGCAGCTCCGGCATCCGGCTCGATTCCATTCTTTTTGCACATGAACAGGTAATAATCTTTCAGTGCATCGAAATCCCACGAGACGGAGAAACCGTTTTCCGATACCGATTGGGGGCGGAGAAAGAGTGACGGGATGAAACGAGTCATAGCGATAGAAACTTCGTTTCTGTTTTCAGACGTCAGTTCATCGTTTGCCTCCATACCGGCATCGGAAAGAATGTCGAGAAGATCAGCCTCCGAAATAGTTCCGAAAGGCTGAAACTTCTGCCTTATGTAGTCACTTACCGTCACGATTCTACGGTCAGAGAGTAAATTCCGTTGATCTCCGTGATCACCGGAAGCGAAATAGATTGCGCTTTCGTGAATTCTACGCCGTTCGAGCCCTGCGTTTCACCTACGCCCCACTGAGAAATGCGGATGCGTCCGTAATTTGAGTAGGTCACTCCCGGTTCCTCACGCAGTTCGTTGTCGGCATAGGCGTTTTTGATAACCCCCAGTTTTCCTGCCGGCACGAAAACGAGATTCTTGTCATTCCACGGCTTGTATTCCGCGAGCTTTCCGTTATCCTGAATACGAGTCATGCGACGGATAACCTCGAATGTCGGGAATCCGTTCGAACGCATGAACTCGTTCAGATTGGCGAGCAACAACGGCGTGGACGACTTGTCGGACCCGAATACGGCCGACTTCATTTTCTTGTTTCTCAGGATGAAAGAGAGCCGGCTTTGTGACAACAGGATTTTGTCGAATACGACTTTATCCTGAGCAGCGTCGAGAACGGCCTGAATATCTTCCAGCGTGTTGACAGAGTCTTTGTTCGAGTCTTTCCATTCCGTCGTCGCAGTTGCGATATTCTCGTCGGGCATTTTGTAGTCGATGCTCCCGCGCACGCCACCCTCGGGGTTATTGTTTTTGTCGAAAGTGAAAATACCCTTGTTGGAGAGGGCTCCGAGAAAAATGATGTCGAGCTTCGCCTGTACGGAATTGACGACCTTTGTCACGTTACCCCACATCAGGTCGATGAGTTGACGCTTTTTAACTTGGTCCGAAACCATGCGGGAATCCAGAATCTGGAGTACCTTTCTGTATTCCTCGATGGGCATGGGGTAGGACATTTGGTGCGTCAGGACCTTCTCTCTCAGGGTCTCCAGTCCTTCGGTCCCCATAACGGGCTCCTTGCCGTGAGAATCCAGTGTTGCGGCGGCGACACTCAGATTGTAGGAACCTATCAGTTCCTCGAAATTGAAACCGATTGTAGGAGTGTCCCAATCGAGGTACTGGTCGTAAACGGTCTGATCGAACAGGCGCTTACGCAGCTCAGAAGCTGTGTCTATGCGAATCTGCACCTCTTTGGTGAGCTCGTTGAAAATAGAAGAATAGGTAGCTTCGTTCATTGTTTTTCGCTTTTACTGCCTGATATACTTGATTTCGTGGTTGTTTTTGAGTGAATATCCCTCCAGCCATGCCTCCGGTACGGGATAGGCTACATCTTTGAGAATGCGTGCACCGTAGGCGGCCGACACGACTGGAAATCCGTGTTTCGTCGTGTATTCTTTCGTCGTCTCGATGACCGCATCCGGCAGATCGTCGTCTGACAGAAGCGTTGCGCCTTGCGTTGCTCCGGTAACGGCCGCTGCGAACGTCAGCACATCGTAATCAGCGTTCGTAGTGTCGATACTTTTGATCGTCGAGTTGGATTCGCCGATTTTAACGGTGTCGCCTACCTGAAACATGGAGCCTTTGACGACACGAGGAGCGGATGTGGTCCCTCCCGTAACGACGAGTGCGCTTTTGCAGATTTTACACTCCATGTTAGCGAAGTCGAGCTTGATGGGAGTACCCTCTTTGAGGAGTGTCCCCTCCGGGTATGTGCCTTTGAGTGTGAAATCACCGGGGAGTGCTTCACGGTTGCCACGCCAGAATACAGGGAACCCGCCCTTGTACTTGGTCCTTTTGAATTCGATAGCCATGTTTTTTTGTGTGTTTAGTTTTTGTCCGGCAGATTTGCGGCCCACGCCTTAGCCTCTTCTTTACTCTGAGATTCCGACGTGGAGAGAGGAAATGCCGATTCTTTCCCCTCGAGTCCGGCGGCGATGAATCTTGACTGGATTGACGAGAATCTGTCTTTGATTTCCGAGGCATCGGGTGCTTCCTTGTTCATCGCAGTTGCAAGCCCCAAAAGATCGTTCAGCATCTTGTCGCTGACATTCGCCGCTTTTGCCGCAGACCGGAATAAATCTTCACGCTCGGCCCGAACCTTTTCGGCTTTCAGAGCTTCGCTTTCGCTCTTGATGGTTGCGTAGCGCTCCTCCTGTTCTTGCTTGTAGCGTGTGAACCATTCCGGTTCTTTGTCGAGTTCGTTTTTCTCATTCTGCCCGCCCTCGTTGGCAGATGATGCCTCGGCTTTTTTCTTCAGCTCATCGTACTGACCCTTCAGAGTGCCATATTCGGTGCGTGCCCTGTCAAAGTCGGATTGAAAAACTTTCAGAATAGACTCGATCCCGCCGACAGCGGTTTCGATCTGCGATTCATCGGTGACGGATTTTTCGATACTCGAGGCGATCCCGTCCAGAACCTTTGAGCTGAACCCCAGATTGGAGTATTTGGTTTTCAGCGCTGTTAGAATTTTTTCTTTCATATTTTGTGTTTTTAAATGAAAAAAGCGCCAATTCCCCGAGAAGGGATATTGGCGCTCTGTGGCACTCTTCTGTCGTATGTTAAGCCCTATACATCGATAAATGTCCGCATTTAGGGCATTTTATTTGAGCTATTCCTTGCATTTCCGCGAGTTTCCGCCCGCATTTTTCGCATCGTACTTCACGCAATATTGGCCGTGCTTTGAATCCTAAAAAAGGAAAAGCAACCTTTGCTGTGTGAGTTGGTACTTTCATGGACCAAAATTGGAAACACTCTGCACATTATGCAAACCCTTTCATTGTTTTAAGTCATTAAAACCTCTGATTTTTTCAACTTCCTCATCCGGCTTATCCGCAAGACCGAGCATCTCGACCGCCTTTTCCAGTGAAATGACGCCATCCTGATATGCTTTGCCTATTGCGGACCATTTGTTCTGCACGTCTTCCTCAAACGGTTCGGCGAATTCATGTTCGATTTTGAGGCTTGCCAGTTGATCTCTCATATGAATGTGAGTGACATTCATCATGATCGCAAGAATCAGGTTCTTCTCTCTATCTACAAGCTCGTCATAGATTTCTTTACGGTTATCTCGTTTGATGTAGCCGAGCACCATAGCGCGCTTTATCGCATCTCCACTCAGGGTCCCCAGACCTACCATTTTCTCCGGAGAGAATTCAGGGGTGAAAGTGTCGAACAGAATAGACTCTTTCAGGTCGTCTTTTTCTTGTTGCCGAGTTTCGGAAGACACGGGAGGTTCGATATATTCGAACTTCGACTTATCATCGGACAGTTGGACAACCTTGCCCGGATCTCCTTGTTTGGGTAGGCTTTTTATAACATCGGCAGTAGCGGCTGCTATAGGATCGGCGAAGTAATTATTTACGTCGGCCGTTTTTGAATCGATATTTTCTTCTCTATCTATACGAGGCTGAAGTCCGGACCATGCCGTTTCCTGAGGGTAGTAGATGATGTTTATCTTGCCCGATGGATTGACAACAGGCGTAACATCCCAACCGATCTTTGCCTTTCGCGCACGATAAACGAATGTCGGCGTATGGATGTCGAAATGTTCTACAGTGTTCGAGCCTTCTTTCAGATAATACCCATAGCCGAAGGCCAATAGACTTCCGTACTGGTCGAACATCGGGCGAAGTGTATAACCTTTCGATTTCGAAAGAACGACAATTTTTACAGCAGGAAGACCTTCTTCATTGCGGTAAATATGATATAGTTTGGCTGATTGAGTCTCGGCTCCGGCCAGCCGTTTGGCTTGGCGCATATGGCTATTAAAACGATGGTCTCTTAGGAACTGCATAAAAGCTGCGAATGCTTCGGGATCGCTCGATTCGTCAGACATTCTCCATTTAATCGGATTACCCAACAGGAAAAATAGCTCGACCTCGTTGATATAGCGTTGACGAGTTCTGGGGAGCTTTTCAGTGCGGTAACTTTCCTGCCCTTTACGTACTTTATCAAGGCGTTTCATTACGGCGTGAAACTCGGGATTATATTCACGGATCGCTTTCATAGCTTCCGCATCGTGATTTTCCATGAGCGACATAGCCTGATCGATGTCTCGCGCCGTGATAAGCTCAAGAAGGGATCGCTCAATGCCGAAAGCATTCAGCGTTTTGTTTTGAAAGTACGTGAAAAGCTGATCTATAAATCCCATATTACCATATGTTTAGGTTTTCGAAATCCTCAAGCTGCATTTGTGGCTCCCTTTTCTCAAAGCAACCCGTTAGCGCGTCCGGAGCATCGTCGTTAGCATTCCGACCTTCCTTCATATATCCCATAACCGCCCGATAAAATTCCGGCCATTTTTTATCCCACCCCGACGGGAAAAAGGTCATATTGTTCACGTCAGCCGATTTCGAGAATATTCTAACCTGTTTATTATCAGTCTGGGCAAACCATGAAATCCGGGTTTTGGTATTGCCCATCAATCGGCATTGTTTTTCCACATTTCGAGCAAAGCCCCGTCCTCCGTTGTTACTTTCGATAAAGGCTTCTTCGGTCTGTTGTCTCGACAACATCTCGGCCGTCGCAGGCTCGGTATACTCCATCGGTTTTTTTGTATAGAGCACATCGGTGACGTAGTTGCCTTCGGGCTGTTCTACATAACAAATTGCACATAAATAGTCATCGCCCGTGTCTGCCGTGTCAACGTAGGCTTTGCGTGTCGATTCGATCGCGTAAGGAATGATATCGTAGGTCTTGAACTCCCGATACATCATGCCTTCCAACGGCTTCGGATTCTGCATGTATTGTGTCTCGAACGTGAAAGGATCGGATTCTCGGTATCGCCGTAGCTTTTCGAGAGGGAATCGGTCTTCCCATAAAGCTCGCTCCGTGTTCGTCCCTTCGTCGACTATTGCCGGAAATCTGACTACATCCCATTCGCCGCCTTCATCGATTGTACCTTCTCTTTTTATTAGATAGCCGCAGAAATCATCCTCGGCAAGTCTTTGAGCAGTGACGATGACCGGCGTATGTGTGTCGTTTAGCCGGTTTTTGAACGTAGATGTCCATAATTCTCCAATCCGCTCCTTGATAGTGTTGGAAAAACTATCCTGAGCTTTCATCGGGTCATCAATGAGCATGGCTCCGCTGAATTTCTTTGCTCCCAGTTTACCACATCCGAAACCAGTAATCTGTCCCATGAATGGCGCTGCATACATGATGCCGCCTCGGGAAGTGGAAATGCTCCCTTTAGCATTATTCGATAGTTTGACCTGAGGGAAAAAAGCCCGATAATTTGGATCCGCCATAAGCCTGCGAACGTTGGTAACGTTGCGAGTGATAAGCTGGTCGCTACTCGACAGGTGCATGAATTCCGCATTAGGATTGATAGCAAATCCTAACGCGGAAAACGATACGACTGCTAACTCTGTCTTTGAATGGCGCGGGGGAATGTTAAACATTACCCGGTTGGTTGGGTGCTCGCCTCGGAGAACCTGATCGAGCTTGCGACAAATGATTCGATGGTGAGGAGATATTCGGAACGGCTGTCTGTTTACGGCTTCGAACATAACAGCCGTAAATGTCAAACTACCTTCTTTCAGCAGAAGATCGCCGATTGCTGAATAATCATTCATTGTTTTTCCCCTCCTGAATCAGTTGGAACAGGCGCTCTACGTTAAAAGTAGGCTGTGGAATATCATTGCCTTTGCTATCTGTATTAGCTATTTTTTCCGGTGCGTTATAACCAAGCATACTCACAATACTGTCCAGCGCCTTTTGCTTGTCGTAGCACGTAATTTTTACCTGTTCGTCAATCACCTCGTCGCCCATCGGAGTGGTACGCTTGGTCTGTTTTGTTTCGACGGACCGAATACATGCCTTTTCGTCATCGGTAAGGCTTTCGAACTCTTTAAGCGACATCCATCCATTACGAATGCGGGTTGCATCGGAGAAGGCGATTTTTTGGTGCTCCCGAATGATTTGCAAAGCCGTAATGCCGGATGCTTCGGCAAGGTGGCTTTTGAGATATTCCAGCCTTTGTGCAACCTTTGTGTCCGCAAGAAGCTGCGATGCGTTACACCAAACAGAATTATCACTCATTTTCGAGCAATCGTAAGCATAACGATATGCCTCGGAGGCGTTACCGCATTCGAGGTACTTATTGCAGAATTTTTCTTGTTTGATTGTCAGACTTGCCTTTGCCATACTGTTTTGCCAAAACCTTCGCTTGGCGACTATGTATACTTAATGCAAAGGTTGAAACGGTTTGCACATTGTGCAAGAGTCTTTAAAAAGATTTTAATACTCAGCAATTAAAGCGGAAAGAAATTTGCTTTACAATAGCTGACATTCCCCTTGTAGGATGTTTTTGTTTTTTTTGTAGATTTGTGTCAAATATTATTAGATACTGTAAGCGTTTAATATTTGGGTTTTAGACATACGTTTTGTATCAGAGTAATATTGGCAAAAAAATGCTGATAAGATGAAACAAAATCAAGTATCTATTTCTTTCGTAGGAGTATTTAGTGCTCCTATGCAGATTCCCATGTTAGACTTAAATTTTCTGAATAATTTTTTCGGAAAAGCGGGTTCGGCATTTGCAACTGCTACGCCTATGGGGTTGATTGTTAGAGATAGAGAAAGCCCGGGTCCCGCTGTGGCAATTACACCTCAAAAAATAATTATTTCTGCGACCGATTTGGATAAGTTAGTAGAATATATTAAGCGACTCCAATCTGGCATACCAAAATATGAATTTGCCGCATATGGATTAAATCAAGAGATTGAATGGCTTGAATTGGAAAAGCCAGTCAAAGAATGGATGGGTGACAAATTCATTAGTTCAGATTTGAAAGACAAAGATGGCTCCGTGACTTGTGGTAAAGTGAATTTACAGTATACGATTAATAAGAATGAGCAACTATATTTGGACTTTGAGCCTCGGATGAATGAGGATAAGGGGATGTTTGGTGCAATTAATCATCATAATCAATATGCTATATCGGGATTCCCGAATGAAGAAAGATTAAGGCATTTATTCTCTGATTCAAAAGGAAAGGTTAATAGTTATTTAAATGCATTGATGTTATGAGTGCCAGTAATAATTTGCCTATTGCTTTATCGTTGATTAGTGTTCTATCATCGGCCACACCTTGCGAGGTAGCATCACAATCATCTCCGTTACCTGCTACTGTTTTCTGTTGGCATAACGGTAATACAAATATAGCTTCAACTAAAATTCCTGATACAGCATCAATTGATTTTAATTCACAAGAATTTATTGCGCCTCCAAAATCTTTTGCCACGCGTTATAGTCGAATAGCGAAATCGGAGAAGTTTAAAAATGCGTATGTAGGATATAGTTTGGGTGAACGTATATTGGTGGAATAGCAGTCATGGAGTGGCTCAAAAAATTTGATTCCATAGAAAAGTTGACGCAAGGGTCAATAATAGACAATGTTGATTGGGGGTACACAAAAGATTGCAATCCTTTGAGTATTGTACTTTCCAACGCATGTGATTTGGAACACGAGGGACATTGTTCCTATTTGATTGTCGCTGCGATGCATTTGGCGGCAGACGTTATTCAAGCATCGAGGGAATATAAGGGGCTTTTGGGAGATACTCCTTCTGACAAAATAACTAAAAAGCAGCGCAAAGGGATAGAACGGCTGTATTCAGATTATATTCATAATAGAACTATCAATCGTTATTTTTTTATAGATTGCTCTGAGATCGAACCAAATTTATATATGGTTGTTGATTTTCAAGAGCTCATGTCCGTTGAATATAAAGGTATAAGTAAATATAGACCTGTTGCACATTTACTTTCTCCATTACGTGAACATTTGATGATGCGGTTCGTTTGTTATACGGCTCGCATACCAATAGATCGTGTTGATGAAAATCGCGAAAAAGAAATTATAAGTAAACTAACTGAGGATAGGTAGAATTTTTATATTATGATGGAAAGATGACACATAACCTCAGTGAATATTTTAGACACTACTACTTACCATACCATTATGTAAAAGTATGAGGCAATATCATTTTCGTAGTGTTACAAAAGAGTTTTACAGCAAATCGAGTAATCTGCATCTGATCGACTCAAATACTGGCTGAGGCAGTTCCATCTCTAAATCCTTGAGCAGGTCGGCGATTCTGTCGGCCCGTTCTTTTTCTTCGTGTTCCATGTCTTAAGTTTTACAGTTACAGCAGCATATGAATTCGTGGATGTCTTTCCACAAGAGACTGTTCAGGTCTCCGGTCAGATAGGCGACCTGCTCGCCTCCCATATCGAGACCGAACGTTTCGGCGATGTCATCGACCAAGTGTCGGAGCTCATGCTCGAAAGAATTCAGGAATTCGGCGTGCGACGAGTGAAGCCCGATCACCATGACAGTGCTGCGTAGCTTCTTGTTCGAGTACGTGAACCCGGTATCCATGTCGCAGCGCATAAGATTTTCCTGCACTCTGTTTTGAATCGATTCGGGGCAATCTATGTCCTTTAGCGACAGCATTATTTCGCCCACATGGTAGCATGTTACCGCGTAAAATACACGTAAATGCCAGTCATACTTTTCTATGTGAACGTCGTTTCCTTTCACTTTTAGCAAACTCTTGGTTCATCATGCGGCGCTGCCGTCGTGGCAGAGTGCTGTTCGCTTCGCTCATAAACTCAGACAGGCGTCGGTAATCCTTTTCGGGCATACTTTCGATCACCTCGCGCGGATTGGCTCCGGCGAGCATCCGGAGTGCGTACTTATACATTGCCATTGTCAACAAGAACGATTAACCGTATTTTGTTAGCCTCATCCGACGCGTCCTGCGTGAGGAACGCCAGTATTTCGTTGGCTCGTGCCATAAGCTCTACACCGTCTTTCGTCGTCCGCTGCGCGATTTCAAGCGCGTATTTTCTCAGTTCGATATTGTCCATTGCTTTGTTTTAAGTGGAATAAAATATAAAATAGGGAGGCGCGTATGACGAAGCGCCTCCCCTTCGGTTACAGAAAGTCTTCCCAGATCAGAGGCTCGCCTTTGGCGATACAGTCGGCATAGTATCTCGTAAGAGCTATGCCGTCTTCGCCATCCGGATCGTCTATGTACGCCTTGACGTACTGCATGATCTGGGCCTCGGAAGATAGAGGCTTCGGATAGAAGTCCGAGTAGGTCATGTTGGCGACGTACATGCAATCGTAGCCTTTTGCCTTTTCGATTGTCAGTCCGTTGCGCTCAAGGGCCTGCTTGACCTCCTCGTGCGTCCACCGGTGCGACGACCCGTCGGCGTTTTTCATGCGCTTGGGGTCCGTCGCATATTCCGCGAGCTTTTGCGAGAAATGCCATCCGTAGTGAGACAGGTATTCACGCATTCCCCGTGGTATCTGCTCGTAAACGTCGAGTCTGTCCATAGTCTACCGACGTCTGTAGCGAGAATACGGACCGGTTCCACGCACTCCACGACGCTCGCCATAGTCATAGTCGTCGTCATCGTCTTCTTTCCACGGCTCACGCATACCATAGCCTCCGCGTCCGCCTCCGGAATAGCCTCCGCGCTCGCCGTAGCCTTCGTGCATCTCCTCCATTGCCTTTTTGTAACCTTTGCGATATGCTTTTTCAAGCATCTCGTCGATCTGCTCGTCGTCTCCGTTGAAACCGCGAGCGATCCCTATTGCATTCCATCCCATAATTACTTGGTTTTTGGTGTCTCCGGTTTGAGAAGGCTCTTGATGTCGTTAAGCGTCGGAACGGACTTTATCAGTCCCTTCAGGTCGGCCAGCTCCTTGTTCAGCCTCTTGATCTCCTCATCCTGCTCTCGGGTCTTGGCGTAGGACGGGTCGAGCTCTTTGAGTATTTGATCGTATGCGGCCAGGTTGGCCTTGTGTCGGTCGAACGAGTTGATGATGTCCGTGCTCTCCTTCTGCGCCGCCGTGATCGCCGGCATAAGCCCCTCGCGTGTCATGGAAACAGTAAGGCCGTCTTTCGACTCGACGTCCATATTGGTCCTAACGCCCCACGACTCGTTATTATCCAGAACGATATTGATATATTGCTGCTGAAACGGCGTGAGTTGCCCCGGCGTAGGCTGCGGATAATAGGGTATGCCTATCTCCTTGACTGTTGCGACATAGAATTTCGGCGTCTCCCGAGTGTCTAAGACGTACACGGAACTGCCCTTTCTCAAATTCAGAAACATGGTTTTTAATTTTTAAATAGGGAAGCCCGAAGCGTTTACGGGCTTCCCTGCTGATTGGTTAAACAATGCCTGTCATGATTTGCAGCGTGTTCGTAGTCCGGTCGAACCAGAACTCGTAAACGCCCGTCCCCGGAATGTCGGCGACCGTCAGGGGCGCTCCGTCGAATTTGGTGACGGCCTGTGTCGCTCCATTGGTCGAGAACAGAATGGGCAGCGTCCCGGTGGTCCCGGTAGGAATCTTCTGGGCTATGTCCACGAATACCGTTCCCCGATACCATGCGTTGACAAACGCATGGTTCTGAAAGGCGAACACTACATTATCGGTGTTGACAGTAACCGCAGTGGTCGCAATAGCGGCCGATCCGCGGCGGTTAACGAGCGTGAAAGGATATACTGCCATAGCAACCTCCTTTCTTGATTAACCCCAGAAGCCGTTGCCCCAACCGTTCGCGCCGAAGCCGATTCCGTACTGTGCGGCAACACACGTAGGCACGCCGACAATCGGACTGTAGGGTACGGTAGCCGTTTCCGGCAACTTGCACTTGATCCCGTTGACATCGTTTTGCAGGCTGTTTACCGCATTCACGATAGGAGTCGTTGCCTGACCTATCATCTGACCGAAAGCGGCCGTCTGATGCTCCTGCGAGAGCTGGTTGAGCAGCGTCGAATTCTTTTCGCGCAACGCATCGATCTTGTCCTGAAGCGCCTGAGTCTGCATCTGGTCGAGCTTGCCGATGATCGCGTTGGTGTTGGCCGTTCCGGCATCGCGCAGAGCGAGGGTATTCTGATTCGCCGTGTTGACCAGCGTGTTGGTCTGGTTGCAGGTAGCCAACTGACTCTCGTATCCCTGCTGCTGGATCATCGTGCGAACGTTGCAGCAGCATTCTGCCATTTGTGCGGCAATCTGGTTATTGCCTGCCTGAATGGCGTTGATTACTTGCTGTCCCGTCATTCCGACCTGACCGGCCACTTTGTCGATTGAGCCCTGAAGACTGCAAATCGCGGTCTGGATCTGCTGAACGGAGCAGTTGAGCGACGAGGCAAGCTGAGTGATTGCCGAGCCGTTGCCCTGAATAGCGTTCATCAGCAGTTCACGGCCCGCATCGCCGTTGAGTTGAGCAGGCAGCGAGTTCATGCCATTGCCGCCCCATCCGTTGCCGCCCCAGCAGAAAAACAGCAAGATGATCCATATCCACCAGCAGCCGTCGCCGCCCCATGCGCTTCGGTTGTTGTTGCCGTTCATCAGCGCCGCTACGAGATTCGGGTCCATACCCCGATTCTGCATCAGGGCCGGAATCAGAGAGGCAACGCTCGAATTGCCCCCGTCGCCGAACATGAAAATGTCTTTGTCCATAGTTTGTGAAAATTGATGTTACACCCTCTCACGCGGGGTGTTTTGACGATAGCTATGAAGCAAAAATGACAACGGGTAGCACATTGTGCTACCCGTTTGCATATTAATGATATTTTATTTGTATTCAGTATTTTATGTGCAAATTAATTATGCGTAAAAATAATGTTTGTGTTATCATAGAATTTTTTTTTGAAAAAAGTTTTGCATATTCAAAATATATTCTTACCTTTGTAATGAAGTTAAACCTCAAACCAAAGCCGACGGGCTATAAGCGGACGATATGAAAAAGTACATCGACACCATCAACGAACTCCGCGCAATGAATGTGCGCGACATCTTTGAAAAGGTATCCAATTACCATTATTTGAGCAATAACAGCGTCGAATATTCTGATGACGCATACTTCATTTTCAATATCATCACCGAAATCGGAGAAGGTTTCGTGGTTGACATTTGCAAGAAAGCCAGTTGTGACAATCGCGCGATTTCCGTAAAGCAAGCATGGTGTGTTGCTTTCGCGATCAAAAAGCTGACCGACGATCAGGCCGAGGCTTGCGCCGCCCGTATGGAGGCACTCGATGCTGAGGTAGAGTCGACCGAAGTCGCAAAAGCCGAATGTGATATTGAAAACGACAAAAAAGAAAATACCGAAACTGAAAATATAACCGAAAAAAATATGAAAGCATCAGACATTCGTGCTATTAATGAAAATCAAGAAAGCGGACGAGTGTTCATTCACTTGACCGACGGGCAGACGATCTGTCGCGTTATGAGTACCCAAGAAGTCAGAAAAGCTCAGAAAATCAGATTGCGCGAGGGTATCGAGGCTTTTAAAAACGAAATAGTTCGGCTGTTCAATGATATCTATTCAAAACCTCAGGCTGTACGAAAAGTGCCGGTAGATCGAGACGAAGAACGATTTTGGACATTACACAATATGCGCAAGATCGGTTCGCTGCCTTCAGAAGAAGAGTTGGAATATCAATTACTTTTAGACAAATCAGATATTTAATTTATGGCCAAAGATTATCCAGCTTTCATCATCGACCGAAGCTGTCGGTCCGAAGCATCGCGCTTCACCGACGACTTCGTCGTGTGTACTGACAAAGAGGTCGGCTTTATCGCGCGGGTATATACTGTTCCCAAATCGCGTCGCGCAGAGGTAGCCGCCCGTATGGATGCGCCTGAAGGCAAAAACCGTTATATGGCAGCCGTTGCCGGGGAGACGGTTGTCGTGCTTGAGATCGTGCGAATGCTGTATGAGCCGGTTGCACATATCAACCGCCTGCCGCCGCTCATGAAGAAGGCTTTGAAGGCATATATGCACGGAGAGGCTGAAACCGTTCGGCGCGATGGTCTGCCATATGATAATCAAATTGCCGCACTCGACGAAGTGCTGCGTATGGCACAGGCGCAGCATCCGCGACTTGTCGATATGAATGGCGAGAGCGTCGCAGATAAGTTTATCGAGGCACTTCGTTCGGCACGCGAGTCTGTCGTGTTGTTGCAGCGAATAACCAGACAGTAATCATGTTAGTATCGGGCGAGAAAAAGAATGGACACGGAGGAGCGCGTCGAGGGGCCGGGCGCAAACCCATAGACACCAAGCAACCGTCAACTACGATAACCTTGCGTGTGCCTTTGCGATTGCGGGAAGAACTGAGAGAGTATACCAATAAGCACAAGATACCTATACGAGTGTTTCTCGAACAAGCGTTGTCAATTATGAAAAGGACCGAGGAGTAGTCTTCGGTCCTTTCCTGTCATATTGATAGCTACATATTGCAATCCTATTTTTTGCGTTTGACAGTATGTTTCAACTTCAAAACGGCGAAATTCAACTCTATCTCGGTCTCCGTATCGGTCGTTTGCATATCCTCTCCAAACAGGTCGGCCATGATTTCTCCGCTTTTCTGCATCAACGTTTTTTGTTTGAACCGATCCGGGTTAGCGGACATCTCCCCGATGGTGCGGGATAGCTCACGGAGTTTGGCAAATGCCTCAATGATTGCGATAGTCGTCTGTGTCGCCTGCGGGCTTTTCAGAATGGTCGCCAGCATGTAGAGACCCTTTTCTGTAAAGGCTTTAGGAACAACCGGGGAATATTTGACATTTTCGAGGTGGTGAAAATTTTCCACCACATACTGTTTTTCAGCCTGTTGTAATTCAAAAATATACCCTTCAGGAAATTTATCAGGATTATTCCTGACTGCCTTGTTGATCTCCTTTGTCTCCACTCCGTACAACTATGCCACAGAAAAATCCAGTAGTACATCTTGATTGCGAAGTTGCACGACCTTGTCGCGGACGTCGCTGAATTTGATTATCCCGGACATATTATGTTTGGTATATCGCAAGCCCTATTCATTATAGGGCCTGTGATGTTTTATGGCGTTATAATAACTTCTTGGGTTTGCCGCCGAGGGCGAAATTTTGTATTGATCGATCTCTTTTTAGCTTAACGATGCGTCCAAATTCGACATTATACGGCCCCCTTTTTTTGCGATTGTGATTCCACGAAGGTCATTGACTCCAGTTTGGTCCGAAGTGCGCCGATTTCTTCTCTTAGGTTAGCGATGGTTGCCTGCAATTCACCGATCTCACGATCTTTCCGATCGATCATCTTCACAAGTTCGATATTCATATCATTTTGGTTTTGGTTAATAGGTTCTTGCGGGGTATTGGGTGAATTTGTGTTTTCTGTTAGCATGGGACCCTCGCCGGTGAGGAGCCATACTTTATTTATCTCTGGATAAGCTGTTAGTATTTCGTCTAACATCTTGGTGGATATGCCGTTTCTTTCGCTTAAAATATTATAGGTTTTAACAGCTTTAGGGTCCCTGTACTTTTTAGAAAATTCAACAGGAGATACCTTGTAGACTTCTGTTATAATTTTTTTTAGTCTCTTATTTTGGTTAAAATCAGCCATTTGGTTGGTTTTTATCCAAGAAATACAAATTTATTTCTTAGATATTGTTTGATTTTAATGTATATGTTTGTATATTTGCATAAGGAAACAAACATTATCGCAAATCTATACCGTTTGTTTCGATGTGCAAATAGTAAAAATATACAAATGAAATCACAAAATCAAACAGAAGTCTCACTTTCCTTTAATAAAGGTTTCAGGCTATTGAATGATTATCAGAAGGCTGAATGCAAAAGAGATATTATGCTTGCCCTGAATATTACTTCGGATCAGGGATTCGGTAAGCGTAGGAATGGCAAGGTGAAGCATGATGTTATTGCTGCGAAAAAGATTGAACAAGCGTTTGCCAAACACGGTGTGAGGCCCTGCAATGTATGGGGTGATTAGGAGCCTGAAGCTTATGAAAACCGACTCAATATTAACTAAAAGAGAGGCGCAGGTAGCCGAGTTATGTGTTCGGGGATACATCGGAAAGGAGATCGCCGATAAACTGAACACATCTTACCGTACTGTCGTGAACCACATTCAGAACATTTACGACAAGACTGGTATTCGCCGATCAACCAATGCTCTTGTGTCTTGGTGGTTTTGTGTGAACTTTTCTATTGATATTTCAGAGACGGCGAAGCAGATTATTGCTGGAGTATTCTTCTTAATGATTCTTCCTCATGAAGTTTTCATTCACGACACCCAGCGACGCTTTTCCCGCAACGGGCGGGTTATCGAGCTGGTTGAAAAGGATTACGAGCCGGAATTTATACTTCAAAGATTAGCAGCGTAATAGTGGACCGAATTGTATAAATTAATGATAAATCTTCTGATTATGAGAAATTTACTGAATTATGGCGGGAGACGGTTTCGCTGTAAAATCTATGGGAAACCTGTTGAAGGTAAAATCCAAGTGGAGCACGGGCATGTGTTTTTGTGCCAGAATGAAATAGACGGATGTAGAGCGAGAAATACCCTTGGCTATAAATACAGCTATACTGTTGACTCCGGTTTTGACGAAGACCTCAAGATTTACAATGTTTCCGATTTCGCTTTGCTCATGACTGCTGAGGAAATCGAGGAATACAAAGACTGGCAGGTAGGGGATAAAATTACGAAAGGTCGTGATGTCTTCGAAGTCATCTTCCGCAGCGGAGAGGTTGTTATCCTCAAAAACAATGACGGACTCGCTGAAGGACCGTTCACCTGTGATGAGATATATAACGATGGCGGCCGTATCGTCGCCGAACCTACCCCGGAATCCGATGACTCTGTAGAGGTATCGATGGCGGAGGTTGCAGAGAAGTTGGGCGTTCCAGTCGAGAAGCTGCGGATCAAAAAAGAATAATAATGGCGAGTGCGTGGCGGAACAACGAGAGACGCAGGGAATTTGAAGCGGTCGAATGCAAAAGGAGGATCAAGTGTTAATTGATCCTCGCCCTAACCGCATGGCAGGGATGCCGCCCCGGTAAGAAGAGACAAGAGCCGTAACGGCGTTCCCGGGGCAATCGACATTTAAAGCATTGCAGGTGCAAGTCCTGCCGCACTCTCAAATAAACCACAAAACAGACAATTATGAAACGAATGATCGACTACATTAAAAATCTGTTCGGCGCCGATGTGAGGCTCCGAAAGTGGTGTTTGGATAAGGCGATATTTACTGCTGGGCAGCCATCGGAACAAGCTTGTAAAGCGGCCGACGCTTTTTATGATTGGGTTAAAGCGAGGGCAAATAAACCAAATTCAGGATCAGAGTGCAAACACGATGAGGGCAAGGAATCTACCTTAAGAATGAGAATATTTACTTCTCGATGCCGTGACAATCTCGAATAAAATCGTCAAGTGTTAAAGCGACTTCCAGCCATTCATCTCCTAATTTGATGGATATTGTATCCCCTTTATCCTCAATAATTACAATGTGTTCGAGGTTGATCGCAAGATTACGACCATCCACTGCGGTGCATTTGAGAAAATTGATGTCCATAACGATAAAGTATTTAAGTGACAAAGCAAAGATAACGAATAAAGGGCGCTTGTGCAATCCCCTGTAGCGGTAGAGTTTAAGTGACATTGAACAGCACGGGCAGCCCTTTTTAAACTATTCAAGCAGCGACAGATATGTTCTTCAGAACAGAAAATAGCGAAAAAAGTTTGCAGAATCAAATAGATTTTGTACGTTTGTATTGCGACAGAGCTATATCGCATATAGCTGACATATACAAATTACGCTTTAAGGCGTGTCCCTGCTATACATCTGCTTCGTGCGGTTGTAGCTCTGTCGCAAGAAAAGGGGGCGCGCCTTTCTTTTCATACATATTAATTAACTTGTTTTTAGCCAAATGCGACAGAGCGAAACAAGTAGTGAGGCGAATAATAGTACCCTTACTGCACCCGTACCCGAAGTACAGGACATCCTTAATCTCTCAGATCGAGAGATTGCAAAATCTTTTTGCAAAGTTCAAAACTTTGTGTACATTTGTATCGGCAAACGTTGCAATAAGCAACAAAATTCGATACATACTGAACCGCATTACAGCGGGGTTCCTGAGACATTATCGTACTTGTTGCGATATTGCACGTTTGCCAAAACACAAGGAGCCTCGCTTCTTTTGTGTACATACATTAACTAACTTTTGTTTCTCACAATGGCAAACGTGGACAAAAGTGGTATTTCAGCGCAAGGCGTTGATACTGCTGCACAGTCTGCACAACAGACTGAATCTATCCTTAATCTCTCAGACCGAGAGATCGCAATCCGCTTACAATCACTCTCTTTGGACGATCTTGAAAAGCTCGCCCCGCTGCTCCGTGTCCTTTTTGTAGCCTTAGCCCAGTTCAAGCCATGAAAAACCAACCGACAGAACCAGTATCGACGAGAATGAAGAGTTTGTACAAAGGCTCTCTGGTCGAGCTGATGGACATGAAAAGCGAAATAATGTCCCTTACCGATCTGATCGCGCAAGCCGCCATCAAGAATGTCAATCCGACGAAGGATGAAATATCGCAACGGCAGGCTATGGATGAATTTGGAGTTACCCTTTCATGGCTGAAAGAGCGCGAAAGCAAGGGGCTGTTAAGCCGACGGCGAAAGGGGAAGTGCAAGAACTCACCAATCATGTACAGCCGTCACGAAATTCTATCGCTGATCGAGGCCGAAAGGCGAGCCAAAATAATGGTTCGGCAGAGCCTGCAAAACGACGAGGCATGATAATGATGACGTTTCCCGCGCTTTTTCTGGCCGTGTTCGGCTACAGCGCGATTCGAGAATATAAAGACAAAAAAGCCATGAACGACGAGATTCAATTACACGACGGTCCGCAAAGTGAGGCCCAGAAAAACAAGGAGCGTATAGCTCTGCTTAAGCTGGCAGAGCAATATCCGAAAGGCTCCGCCAGCGAGCAAACATTAATAGACCAAGCAAGCAAATAGGAGTGAAAGCTCCAAAGGGCCGGCCCGGGAAGGTAGGTTCGACTCCTACTCGGCCCTCGATTTCAAAGATTAAGAAAAATGACAGCGGTTTGTGAAAAATATATGCGTGCAAATTTGGTGAAGTCAGAAACTTTGCCCATATTTGTAATGGCAAACAGCGAGAACGTAGGTTCACGCATTACATACAAACCGCATAATAAAGCGGGGTCTCTTTCGGACGATCTTGTACCTACAAGTTCGCGCTGTTTGCCAAAACAACCGAGGGGCCTCGCCTCTTTTGTTACATACGCAACTAACTTTTTTCCGAAAATGGCAAACAGCGAAAAAGTTAGCGCAGGTGCACAAGGTGCATCCATCGCTACGGTTAGCGCCCGTAATAGCGCTTTCTCTAAGCTTGTTCAGGCACATTCTACCAAACGTTACTATCAGGTATCGATCTACGCGAAGCGAATAGACATTTGCGTAGCGAACCTTCATTGCTCTCATCCGTTCCTCGCAACTTCCCGCGAGGAAGCTATCGGCATGGCTTGCGCACGTATCAAAGAGCGCTGGCCGAAGTATTTCATCTTGGCCGAGGACATCGTTTGCCAACCTTTAAATCTGAAATAATGCAGGCAGTAAATACATATACCGAATACCCGAGCCGTATAGGCACGGAGATGCCCGACAAGAATACGTGTTACATGCTAAGCGAGGCTGAGAACCGAATGCAGCAGATTCTGCACATCACCCCGGCCCAAATGCGATTCGTGGCCGAACGAATCCGAGAGCATATCGACGATACCGTCTCTAAGCAACCCCGGAAAAATGACGAATGCCCCGAAGACATAGACGAACGCCGAGGCGGCATCGAGGTGATCGGCCACGGGCTGGACGCGAGCGTCGAGTTCTACGCCACGAGTTGGAACCGCTCCGACGAGGGCGACGAGGAGAACGTATGGGGCTACGGGGTGAGCTTCGCCCGGCTCGTCACTTATGTCGACGGGGGCGAGCGGATCACCAACGACTGCTCCTCGGAGCGGCTCACCCGCGTTGTGGACGAGTACCTGAGAAAGAGCCTGTGGATAGAATAGACGGTCCGCTGCCCGACCGAAAAGGGACAGCCAAAAGTTTGGGTTTGATTAGTTAGTAGAGAGCCCTAAAGCTCTCACCCCCTCCGCATCCGCGACGGCCCCGGAGGATTTTTAAGGACAAATTAAAATACTCAAATATTATGGACAAGCATTTCGAGTTGACAAACAAATTTATAATCAACGCATTTGGTGTTAAGTTGTTCCAAATCAAATGCACGCGTAGAATCAAGTATGCCGAGGTAGGTGATCTTGGAGGGTATATCGAGAAAGAAGATAACTTGTCCGGCGATGCTTGGGTGTCCGGCGATGCTCAGGTGTCCGGCGATGCTCAGGTGTCCGGCAATGCTCAGGT